GGTATCGAGTTTCCTAATGGTGATTATATGATCATGAATGAAGAGGGAAAGTTGATGCAATTACCATTGAACCCAGAAGCAACGGCGTTGTGGCGTGCAACATTTACAAAAGACAAATACCTTTTTGGGTATGATGATTTTGTAGTTGGTCCCGCAATCCTAATAAAAAAACAAGCCCTTAAAAACTGGGCGTAATTACTCTTTGCCCCTAGGCGCTAACGCGCCTAGGGGTCCCAATCCAAACCCAATAATCAAAAACAATTGGACCCCGGCCCCCCTTTTTTGCAAAAAGGGGTCCCACTACTCTAGGTTGTATAGCTTGATTTAGACAGTTATAGCTGATAAAAACATATTCAACACTTTAAGGTGCGAAAAAAATTTTATAAAAAATTTTTATGGAAGAAATAGACAGAATACAATATTTACCTGCGGACGTCAGAAAAACATATAAACAATATGAAATTCAAAAAAATGAATTGCATATACAAAACAAAGCTAAAAATGATTTTTTAAGTTTTGTAAAATGTATGTGGCCTGATTTTATAGAAGGTTCTCATCACAGACACATCGCAGATAAATTTAACAAATTAGCTACAGGCGAAATAAATCGTTTGATAGTTAACATGCCCCCGAGACACACTAAGTCGGAGTTTGCCTCATTCTTACTTCCGGCTTGGATGGTGGGCCGTGATCCAAAGCTCAAGATTATTCAAGCAACGCACACGGCAGAACTCGCAATCAGATTTGGTCGTAAGGCTAAAAATCTTATAGACAGCCAAGACTACGGTAAAATTTTTAAAACAACACTACAAGAGGATAGTAAGGCAGCAGGACGATGGGAAACTTCACAAGGTGGTGAATACTTCGCTGCTGGTGTTGGTGGTGCGATCACGGGTCGTGGTGCGGATTTATTAATCATTGATGACCCACATTCGGAACAAGATGCGTTGTCAAAAACAAAATTAGAATCAGCGTACGAGTGGTATACATCAGGTCCGAGGCAACGTTTGCAACCAGGCGGTAAGATTGTTTTGGTTATGACTAGATGGAGTCAGAAAGATTTAACAGGTAT